GTCCCAATCTAAAGCCGAATGATTACTCAAATTGTCTAAAGTAATAAACCATCCCCAATGCTTTTGAAATCGTTCTCCAATAGTGTTTTCTTCAAGTCCTTCATCGTTTTCTTCATCTCTTTCTCCGAATAATCCTTTATACCCAGAATTAAATTCTGATAGAGCAAAAAAAAATAGTTACTTATTTGGAACACAACATCCATAGTTAAATTATGTAATAAATATTCTGCTATTTCCTGTCTGTCTTTAAATATTTGGTCATAAACAACTATTAGTTCATCTTTTGTTTTTGCCTTGCTTATACGATGTTTAAATAGGTCTTTACCTAACCAATTAACAGGGGATAAAAATAAAGAAAGTATTTTATGGTAATTTTGGTTTATGATTTCTTCCGACTTACATAATGTACTTAAATCAATATACTGACCACTAACTAAATCACTTACTTTGTTTTCCACTTTGAAAACTCTTTTGTTTACTCTCAGGATCCGTGGAACGCCATCTTTAATTTTAGTTTCATAAATAAATTTACTGCCTTCAATTAATTCCGTTAGTTCGCTGATAGGAATCATTTCAAAATAAACTGCTGGTTTATCGTGCAAAACTGCTAAAACTTCAAACACTTTTTGTTCTTCAGTTTCGTATTTAGTTTCCATTGCCTTTTTTAAAGCAATAAACTTTTCAATAGTTACATCTTTCCATTCCATATTTATAAGAGTTGTTTTTTAATTGTTTGTCCCAAAATAATATAATTAGCCATAAGTGTATATACCTGCTAATTTTAATTGTTTTAATGCGTGAAAACCTATTGCAGTTGCCATAACTCCGTCATCGTGAAAACCACTTGGTGCTGAATAACGTACACTTTTAGTCTTTGGATTGTATTCATAAGTAAATAAGTCCAATTCTTTTAAAAGCCAATCGCATTCTAAAAACTTTACTTCCCTGTTTTGGTTAGCCACAACCAGTTGTTCAATTATATCCTGTTTGCTTTTTGAAGTGGTTACGAATGGCTGAATAAGGTTATTATCGTTTACTTTATTTCTTACTTGCTCAAAGATTGGGTCTCCGACTCCATTAACTTCGACAAAGGTATGACAACCGAATTCATTTATTCTATTTACAACTTTCTCAATTATTATGGACCAAGTGCTATGATTCCAGCGTTCTATGAATACCATTTCGCCTAATTCATTAAATACTGATAAAACAGTATAGTCATCTGCTCTACCAATATCCAATCCTGCAAACATTCTATTAGTTTTGTTAGAAGCTACTATTGTAATTGGATTTAAGAATAAACCACTACCGCCATCGACAAACTCAGCTAAATATTCCTGTCTAAATACGTGTTCAGGTAGTGTGTTTCTTGCATCGTCTATTTCAGATGGATTGATTATAGGATTGTCATACGATGTCATATTAAATGACTTATATTGTGGATTACTTCCACCCAATGAATGTATTCTATGGAAATGATTTTTACCTTTTGGTGTAGATAAGAATAAAACTTTTTTACCTCTAACTAATACAGTTGCTCGTAATACTTCAGTCCACGCTTCCGAATCATAAAAAGCAAATTCATCCATAATCAAATAGTCGAATGTTTCCCCTCTTATATTATCGTACCTTTCAGCAGAATAGAAATTGATTGAACTATTATTATGACCTATAAAAGTTAAATCTGTTTTATTTTTAGATTTAAAAACGTGTTGATTATTACCAAAGGCATTATCAATTTCATCAAATACTTTTTTGCATTGCTTATAAATAGGGGATACCCATCCAATCTTACACTTTGGTATGTTAAAAAACCAATCGAGTGCCTGATTTTCAGCTAATAAGGATTTGCCAAACTGCCTACCAATAGCTAATACATAGTATTTATATGGTTCATTCTTTATCGAGTTGTGAATCATTAACTGATTCAGATGGGGATTGTAAAGCTGAACATTTAAAGGCTGCATCCTTTTTTTATATTATCGATTGCCCATAATGGCTGAAGATTAGTATAGTGGAAACATTTTAACTGTTCATTTATATCGGACATATTAAATGATGCACACGGTTTTATATGGTCAATATGCCACTTACCGTAGTTATCCCACGCCATACCATCTATAAACTTAGCCGCTAAATAGCTTTTCAATTCAATAATCGTATACCCTGTTAATTTTTGAGTATTATATTTCTTAATCCCTTTTACTGCTGAATAAACTCTTGTCCGAATATTTTTTGTTATACGGAAATTTATATCATTTTTCATTCGGGTTTTCATATAATTCCTTTTATATTCTTTCTTTTTAATGTTTTCTTTCTTATAAAATTCGGGGTCAATAATGTATTTACTTTTCCTATACTCTTTTAAATAATCCTTTCTTTTTTGCCTTAATGATTCATCGCAATCATGCCTATTTTTATTAATTAAACTATCTTTCTTTTGATTGCATTTTTTACATACAGTCCTTTTTTGCCTAAAGTCAGATATTAATTTTAATTCAAAACATTTGGTACAGACTTTACTTTCCACTATCATTATTAGGTATAATCGCTGAACCGAAAGAGGCTTGGACATTATGATTAGTTTGATTTACTTCAGATTCTATTTTGTCTTTCCAATATTCTTTGTTAATATTTTTTAATGCAAATATTGAACCTGCAAATGCAAACCCGTGTAAGTTTTTTTCATAGCAAGATTCAACAAATGTCTGCATTCTATTAATTGCGTACAAGAACTCTTTGCTTCTTTCCTTATATTGATACCAGCTTGTTCTACTTTCAAACCCTAAATGAAATATCAAACCTGTTATCGTTGGTTTACATATTCCATTACTTTGGGTTTCCATTTCAAAGTATTCAGATGCTTTTTCAATCATTTGTTCAGGAGTTTCAAAATATGCAGGTTGCCCTCCATTATTACCTAATGCAAATCTATTTTTTAAAGGTGCAGCCATTTAAAATACCTCCCCTATTCCTTTTAAAGCATCCACAACTGATTTATTATTATCGTAATGTTTACTTATGTTTAATTCAATTACTTTTTCAATCTTTGCTTTATTGCTTCCCATTGCATAGATTCGGCTCAAAGGTATTCCTACTTCTTTTGCAGTGCTTACCATTCCTTGTTTATCCTGTCTTGCTGAAATAATATAAAGTGTATTACCTTCGCTTATTAGTTTTTTTGCAAGTTCCTTTCCAGCATCTGTTGAAAGAGTACCATCATAATCAAATGATATTTTTTCTTTTGAAGCCATTTCTGTTTTATAGATTCCTGAACAAACTGCATATCTTTCCGATGAACTTGGGTATTCATTGTTCATATCAGAATCAGCCATACACCTATCTATGTATTCCGATTTTGATTCGGTTGGTTTAGGCTTTGGCATTTTTCTTTTTGTTTGGTTCTTCAACTATTGCAGTTAATTCATAAGCTGATACTGAAATACATAATATAATCATCATATCTAACTTACAATCCGTACAGTTATAATTAAATGGTTCGCCTGTTAAATCTTCGTACAAGGGAATAAGTTCATCTATTCCATTTGCTAACATTCCTTGTTTAGCTAATATTAACGCATCTGCGTAATTATCTTTAATAAATTGGTATTGTTGTTCAGTTAATGGTTTCATAATGTTTATTTATTAGTTCTTTATATTCTTTTATATGTCTGCCAACAGTACTTCTGCTGATTCCGAAATGCGTTGATACGGCTCTAATCGTTTTTAGTTCCAAATATGCTTTAAAAAGTTCGTGCGCTACTGGAAATCTATCTTTTGCTATACTGCGATAATATTCTTTGTCAATTACTTTTATTATTATATCAAATGTATTATCTATATCCTCTTTACTTTCGATTTCAATCCCTGTTAATTCTGCTGATTCTACCAATCCTAATGACCTATTAAATAAAGATTTTCTATTTTTAAACTCACTAAAAGCAATAGCGCAAGCATAGGCAGTTATATTGTTTATTTTCTTTATTTCTTTTTCAGGCAACTCAAGTAAAATCAAAACAACGTGAGATATTAAATCCTCTTGCATACCTTTTGCAATTCGATAACAAGCATTCCTAAATGACTTATTATTTATTAGTTCAGATATTTCAGATTCTTTAAGCATCTGAATACAAATTTACTCAACTTTTAAACAAATAATACAATAGGGACAAATTATTTTAAAAATAATTGTATTGATTATCAGCGAGTTATGTAATATTTATAAATTATTTTAATACAATATGTTTTTTGTATTGTTTTTGTACTTACATTTGTACTATCAAAATAACAATAAAACATTCTTTGACATACAGGTTACAGCGGTGCTACCCCAAGGCAATAAATAAAGTTACTAACCATAGGGAGTTAGTTGAAATGGAGTTTACCCACGCTTTATACACACCCTGCAGTTTGCTGTGAGATTCAATTCTAACAGGGTGCTAAACCAAATAAATATTAAAAACTAAAACTATGAAAATTTCAATTAACGATTTCGATTTTTACTTTACAGGTTATGGTCGCTATAAAGTAAGATATACAAGTCCTTCAACCAAAAAACAATGGGTAGCTATAACCACTGATATGGAATTAATAGACTGGACAAAAAATGCTGATGAAATAAAAGTAAAAGATTTAATAAGATTAAAAAGATTTTGCAAACAATATAATTATTAACCTAAAAATTAAAAACAAATGAAAATCAAAACAACAACCGAAAAAGAAATTGAAGTTACATTTCCAGATTACAGAAAATCAGAAGTACATTATTGGAAAGTAATAAGTGCTAATGAATGCTTAGTAGTCGTATTAATGAATAATAATTGCCAGATTGAATCTTCAACTTATTCAGACCTTGCCTATACTATTGGTGATGAAGATTCTACGCAAGAAGAGTTTGAGTTGAAGTATAAGATAGCTTTGAATAGATTAAATAATATGCTTAATCAACGAGAAATTGAGCCAATTTACAATGATAATAACCAATACTAATGAGAAAATTAAAAGAAAAACGAACGGAACGAATACAAATCCGAATAACACCAAGTTTGAAAAAGTTTGCTGGTAAATATAAAGGCGAAATTTCCGAACAAATAAATCAGTTTTTAACCGAATTAAAAAAAGAATGGGAGGCAGAATAATGACATACGATGAATGGAAAATGATGACACCACCGACTAATGATAATGATGAAGTGGTTTACCTTTGTGAATGTTGCAAAGAAGAAGTAGAGGAAGTATTTACTTTTAAAATAGAAACGGTTAATTTAAAGCCAACAGATTCTGTTTGTGGCTTTTGCCTTAACGAATTACACAACAACTTAACACTTAATAACTAATGATGTATTCAGAATGGTATAAAAAGACGAGCGATAGTTCGCGCTTTAAATCAGTAGAAAATGTATTACAATGTGTTTGTGATGTAACAAGAATAGCACAATATGAATTAGCCGGTCGTTCAAGAAAAAGACCTGTTGTTGATGCAAGGCATTTAGCTAATTATTTTTTACGAACAGAATGCGATTATATGAGTTTGGCTGATATTGGAAAAATAACAAATAGAGATCACGCTACAGTAATTCATTCGATTAATGTACACAAATCATTAATAAAAACAGACTTCGAATTTAAACAAAAAGCAGTATTAATCAACTTAAAACTTCAACAATTATGAAAAACATTGGAAAAATTTGGGGATTGGAAATGGTAGCAATGGCAAAAATGATTTACTTACATTTCCGATTAAAAGAATTAAAAGGCGAAAAAGTATTATATGATGCTATAACAGTTGATAATGTAAATGAGTTTAGTTTTGAAGAGTTAAATTATATTTGCTCGGTAGATTCAGAAATAGAAACAATTAAAAACCAATTAAAATGATAGAAAATATAACAAGCCACCCACTAATATTTGTTAGTATTATTAGTATGCTTTCATTATTAGCTTTAATCATTGCTTTATTGAACGCTACAGATGACAATAATGATAATGATAACGATATGCCATACGGAGTATAAATTAACCTTAAATCAAACAAAATGAAAACATCAGAATCAATTACAAAAATCGCTTCAGCTTTATTAAAAGCACAAATGAATATGGGTAATGCTTTAAAAGATAGTAAAAACCCATTCTTTAAATCTAAATATGCAGACCTTAATAGCGTTCGTGAAACTTGTATACCATCACTTAATGCTAATGGTATTACTGCATTACAACCAATGGTTAATATAGAAGGTAAGAACTTTATAAATACTATTTTACTTCACGAATCTGGAGAGTATTTAAGTAGCTTAACAGAAATTATTTATTCAAAACAAAATGATGCACAAGCGCAAGGTAGTGGTATTACTTATGCACGGAGATATGGTTTACAATCTTTTGTTAATATAGGTGCTGAAGATGACGATGGAAATAAAGCAAGTCAGCCAAAAGTTGAAGAAAAAACAATTTCAATTCCAATCCAATGGCTAACTAATGAACAATTTGAAAAAACAATGGTAGCAGATAAAAAAGGGATACTATCAGTATTATCAGCTTTCAATGGACAAAATGGTAAAAAAATGACAAGCGAACAATTAACTAAATTAACTAACCAATTAAATATAGCAAAATGATACAAACAAAATTTTCAGCATCTCGAATCTCCGAATTATTAGCAGGAGGTTCGGGCAAGACTGCACAAAGTTACATATTAGATCTCGCTTTACAGTCAATAGGAATCAAAGACCAATTAGATACACCAGCATTAAGGCACGGAATTAACAATCAATTAAATGCTTTTGAGCAAGTTATTAAACCTCTTTACCCAACTGCTGAATGGTTGGATGTTTTTATTCCTATAAATGAGTTTTGTGGCGCAAGTCCTGACTTCATTATTGATGGGAATCCAGCGGATATAAAATGTCCTTTTTACATCGATACCTATATTGAGCAAATAAATAAAGTACCTACGAAATATTATAACCAAGTACAAATGCAAATGATGGCTTGTAAATCTGATATAGGTCGGCTTTGTTTTTATCTTACCAAACCTGAAGAATGGGGACACGAAGGGGAAATTGTAGAATACCCATTCCCTTTAGAACTTCGTTTTAAGATTTTTGAATTTACAAAAGATGAGGAATTGCACGATAAGATTTTAGAGAAAGTTGAGGAATCAGAACCTAAAAAAGTTAAAATGATACAAATGCTTACTGATGCTGAAATAATTGAAGAGGAGCAGTTTTTCTACGAGCAATTTAACGGATTTTGTTATAGGAAAATAAATGAAGCAAATAATATATTATCTTTGGATAAACTATACAGGATTAAGGATAAATTTTATTTTAAAAAATGAGAAAATTTGTGGAATTAAATAAAAAGATATTAAAGGATAAGCGATGTAAACAATGTAAAGAGTTTTTTACTCCAAGAAGTTCGATGCAATATATTTGTTCTACTCGGTGCGCTTTAGATTACAAAAGCGCAATGAATTGGAAAAAAGAAAAAACTAAAATTAAAGAAAGTTTATTAAAATTTTCAGATTACATTAAATTATTTCAAATTACTTTTAATACTTTTATTCGATTACGAGATAAGAATTTACCTTGTATCAGTTGTGGAAGATTTGATGTTGAGGAATTTCACGCTGGACATTATATAGTTTCTACATTTCAATACCATCGTTTTAATGAAAATAACGTACATAAACAATGCAGTCAATGTAATACGCATCTACGAGGTAATATTATCGCATATCGCATAAATTTGATTAAAAAGATAGGATTAGAAGAAGTTGAATACTTGGAAAATTCAAGATATATGGCTTTGGAAATTACTATACCTGAAATCAAAGAACAAATTAAGATTTATAAACAAAAAATAAAAGATTTAAAATGAAAGAAAATGCCTTACATCATTCAATCTATTG